GACTGTCTGCGCCTCCGAGAAAGGGTTTGTTCGAGTTTTCCTTCTCTATATCTGGGGTAGGAGGGTCGATAAAGGCCCCGGGCAGACCGAAGCCTGCCCCCTTGCCGGTGGAGAGCCGAAGCCCTCGCTAATCCCGCTAAACGTAAACGGGGGACTGGTCGTTGACGCCAGTCAAAAGCCACTCAACTCTAACAGTCCTAGCAAACGAAGTTACCAAGTTAGCTGCATTGGTGGTGAACGAATCAGGCGTTATAGTGACGTAATCAGTAGCTAAACTAATCCCAGTCACAGTAACCGACACGTTCAAAGCGTAAGAATATCCAGTGGTGGAAACCGCCTGATATCCCGCGCCCGGCAGTACGTTAGTCCCAATAATGGAAACGCTGCCTAAAGCCGACCCAGAATTAATCCTAGGAAAGCCAATAACCGCCGGTATATTAAATACCGGAAGATTGAGAGCCGTCGCAGTGGTAGTAGCATTACCCAAAATGCTAATCAAATACTTACCATTGCGTCGAAGGACAATATCGGTAGATGTAACACTAACGACATTATCGACGATGCCCGTGTCACCGACAGCTGTATAAGAAGCAGGCAAAACACGGGTAACAGTACTCGCTGATGGATTGATCGCAGCGCCATCAAGGCGAACGACCTGTTCCTTCTGGGTGGTGTTGCCAACGGCAAAAGTGCCGTCAGCCTTACTAAGAACGGTAACCCCAGAAACAAATCCTGGGACACCACCGCCACCCAATACGGGCTTCATAAACTCTATGTCATAACTGACCCAGAGCTCACCCATAGTGGTGCCAGCCAAACCGGGCAAGCCGGTCGTGGCGACCTGAAACCTACCATAATCATAAAACCTACGATCATTGGTATCAGTGGTTTCATAAAAAGGGTCTCGAACGTATAAAACGTCGAGGCCGGAGTATTTAGGATCACACTCAATAGCGTGAACCAAACTCATGGACGGTTTGGTAGAAACAGCGAACTCGCTATTCTCCATCTCGATCTTAGTGATAAAAGCTCTATCAATCGAGTTGTAATTGGTAGCCATAACCACCGTGCCGAGGGAGCCCCCAGCAGTGATATCGCTACTCATGGTCTTGTAGGCAAAGACCATGCCATGAATTTTGTATTGACTATATTGTCTAGCCATAGTGGCCAGCCAAGGAAACAACACAGAATTCGCAGGGTTAATAAGAAACGACTGCAAATTAAAATCAGAAGGATTGGTAGGAACCACCAAATCCTTGATAAATTCACGGTGAGTGACCCTAATACTATGGTCGTTCTTCACAAACTGTGGTATCATGTCTACCGACGTAGATACCTTAGAAAGCGAATTAGCCCTGACGCTGTAATTACCGTAACCGGTAACTGCGGCAAGGCCGGCGCCCAAGCCCTTACCAGCAAGAGCGCCAAGGGGGCCATATTTAGCCCCCATCTGAGCACCCTTTCTAGCAAAGGCGCCCTTGGGGATGGAGCTAAGCGCTTGATCAAGCTTTTGCGCCATCCCGCGAAGATTAAAGGTCGCGTAATTACCACGACCCTTTATCTTCCGTCCTCCCATGTTATTTTTCTTGGCCCGGGAAGAGCCCTTTTTCGATTTAGTCATCGCTAGGGAGAGGAAGCTAGCGTGGCGGCTCTTTCTTCTAAATAAGCCTCAAACCTCAAGACTAACTCTTTGTCTGGGTGGTTTTCCATCTCTTTGGACCAATTTACCTCCGAAGAAATAATATCTTTCGATATTGTGGTCTCATAAAACATCCTCTCATAGGATGCTAGATATGCCTTCCAGTCCCCTCCAGGCTGCCTAACGAATCCGTGCGAACAAAATTCAAAATAGTCTAGCCCAAATTGAATGGCGTCCCTTACGGGGACGTCAATCCTTTTGTACGCCTGAACAAGCTCCTCAACGGACAGAGGGGTGATCTCTAAACAATCATCACCATTAGCCATTGGTATAGAACCAACAGCATAAGCACAAGCACAACGAAAATTCCCGTTTGAAGTGGTAGTAAGAAAACCACCACTACGTTGTACCTTATTGTCCATAAACGCCAAAATTTCACCATCATCGGTGACATACAAATTACTACATAAAGACATACTCCACCATTGATAGGCGTTCTCGAACTGAGCAGCGAAAATGTCATAATTAACACATGTTCGCTTCATTGCCCAGTAAGTGGCACTGGTGCCCTCACCGACGAAGTTCTTGTCCCAGCCGGAAATATCACTTCCTACTGGTCCTTTGCCGTCCATGGGGTTACCACTTGCCTTAATAAACGCCTCCCTATTCCCACTGACCTTGTCACCAACAAAAGTGGCATGCTCGTCAGTAAAACCCATACCCTTCATAGTATCCATTGCTGGAAACACGTAAGTCTCAGCATCAGTGAATTCTTGGTAGAACCACCTTGTACATAACTGATCGACTAATGAAGTGCTACAAATGACTCTAGGCAATTTCTTGTCTACCTTTTGAGCCTGATTCTTAGGAAAAACCCTGTCAGGGTCCCTCAAACCTTTGTAGTACCATAGACGCGGATCCTTAACGCACTCTTCGAATTCCTCCTTGGTAGTACGCATAATCCGCAGAAGCCGCTCTTTAACGGCCTGCTTTATGGTTTCTGGGTGACGGAGGAGGATACCTCCGTTTGTATCTCCTCCTGGGAGGAGGGAATAGGGGAACCCCGGGCCGGCGGAGCGGTTAACCTGTTCACAAAGCAATGGGTACCGCTCTTCAAAGAGCTGTCCAAACTTTGAGTCAAAGCCTTCCACACTTTCGTGTCCACCCTGGAAATCGCATCCTGCAATTCCGGGGAAAGCCCAGCGGTGTCCTGAAGCCCTAGCAGTTTCGCCGACGCACTTAGCTGCGTCTTCGAAGGTTGCTGCAGGGACTTCCCCGCTCCTGCCGATTCCTCTTTTAGAGTGGTTTTCGGCGAGGGATTCCTTTGTTGCTGCCTGCGAGAGGTCGGGGCAATAGTAGGCTGCCTCGATGGTTGGGAACCAGGAGGCGAACCTCTGCCAAACCCCTTCCGCACGCTTTTGCCTTCCTTTCCTTGAGAATCGGGAGGTAGCTGTTGCGACAACTTCGTAGTATCTGTCGTCTTCTGCGTATTCTCCTCGCACTGGCTCGGCAAACCTGACGGCTGCGTATTTGTGGGGGAGAGTACTTCCTGGCTCACAGGTCCCGTAGATGTCGGGCCTTGGTGGTAACCTGGATACGAATGGCCTATCATATTCTGATAATAGGCATACACCGCTTGAGGGTGCATCTGAGCCCACCCATAAGGGTTCGGCTGCTGCCATCCGTAACCCAGCATCGGTTGCTGGGGTAGAGGCGCCTGAACAGGCTCCTCGTCGCAGATCTCGGTCTGCACCACCATCTCTCTCATGAGAGCTGGCTTCGTTGCTTCCGCTAGCCGCGACCCCGCGGACACTTGGGACGGCTCCTGAAAAGCCACGTGTTTAACGTTAGGCTCTTCGTCGTGGGTCGTATAATGGTCCGGAGACTCAGCGAGAACTTCCAACAACATAGGGCAGATCGTCTCGTTCTCCAAAAGGCTAACGAGCCAACCGCTATCATGCAGCTGGGTGTCTAATTTCTCGCGAGTGACGAAGCCTCCCTCTTTCTCCAATATGTCGATAAACATATGGATGTGAGACTTCATCTCGGAGCGGATCACCTCAGCCTCAATTTTGGCGTCTGGCGACCTGATTTTCATAAGCGCGACAATGCGTTTATAATAATCCTTGGCGGAAGCTTCGAGCTTCTCCTTTGCCGCGGTGATCCTCTGCTTGAGGATCTCCTCAGCGGCGGCACGAGCGGCGTCGCGCTTCTCTTTAGCAGCGGCCTCGAGCCTTTCAGCCTCGGCTTTCCTTTCCGCTTTGGCAGCAGCGTTAGCCGCCATCTCGGCTTCCATGGCCGCCTTCCGGTCAGCCTTTTCAGCACGCGCGCGTTCGATTCTCTCGGCCTCTAGGGCCAGCTGAGCATCGCTGGCCTTCTTCTTGCTAGACCTGGGTGCAGCAAGAGCGGCCTGAAGAGCGAGCTCGACTGCGGACAAAGTGTTCGCGGCCGCGATGAACTGCTCCTCAAACTCAGAGAAATCCTGAGTAGGAACAGGGGGGACGAAATCCAACCCCTCTTTCTTAGTCTCACTAAGAAGCTTGCGAACCATAATCTCGAGCTCGGCACGGTCAAAAACCGTCCTTCCTTCATGCTCGGTGCCCGCGATGTACCTGCTGCGCGCAAGGCGCGCCGCTTTAGCCTCGCCACCCTCGTGGCCGCCATAACGGTACATCTTTCCAGCACCTCGACCTTTCGAGCCGTGCAGTCCACCACCCATCTCTTGGGTGACCTTCAGAGATTCATGCATGACCGTGGCCATCAATGAATCTGGGTTATATGTGGAATCCAATTCGTCGCTGTCGTATAAACGATCGCGCAAATAGGGCTGGATGCCTTCGGACAACGCGAAATAGTTGGCCTGAAGGCTCTGCCGAGACCCGAGGTGGATTCCGGCCCAATAATACTTACCATCCTTGACGATGTATAAGCCAGCACCGCTCGTGCCAGGAACTGTAGTCGCCGAATGGGCTCCGTGGTTCCAATTATTGGTAATGCGCTCCAAAGCGCGTCCATGGGACTTCATTATCTTCCCGTCTACGATGTTCGTAATGTGAAGTATGTTGCCACACCCCTCAGGGGTAATCCACGCATTATTGTCCTGGCAACACATGGTTGCGGGCGATAAAGTGGGAAGTCCCAGGCCGCTGGCTCTAGCCATCTGGCCTTGGTTGACGCGCCACAAACTAACGTCCGTGTCATCGTCGTGCGCATGCGGGGTCCTCACCAAACGAGTAGGTAAGGGTTCCCAACGCTGCACGCCAAATTTTCCGTGGCTATTCTTAGCCGAGAAATGGGTGGCGTACTGGGTGCCGTGGGCGGAGCCCGTCAAAAGAAACTCGACGGTGCCGTCAAACATAACGTTTTTGACGACTGACCCAGAACTGAGGTATTGCATAACCGATGGATCCATCCATCGTTTCTTGTTCGCCGTAGCACTGGAATCGGCGACATAAAACAATATCTCAGAAACAACAAGCTTATCGTCAACGGAGTTAACGGGTTCAAGCTCACTGTTAGGACATGACATCTCGATGAGTCTGTCCGGGGCTATACGAATACCCTGGTCTTTGCGCTCAACAGCGTCACGAACGACGTACCAAGTCTTGCTCCTCAACCTAAAGTGCCATAGCTCCGAAAAGCTGCACTGGAAGAAGAAAAGATAGGTAGCATATGTGTAATACATAAAACCCATCCAAAGCCCGTACGCCGCGTTCTTTATCTTACACAAGAAATATAAGATAACGCTGCATATAGAAACCATCAAATTGAATGCGATGATTCCTGCGAAAGCCATAATGAATATCATCATCACGGTATTGAAAAACCCAATATCTTCCGCTTGATGAGCGCACTCATCGTAGTAGTCCGTGGCCAATGCCCTAGCCCCCCTAAGCCTTGCGTTACTGCCAAGGTGATCAAAAAGACCATACAAAGCGTTAGCAAAATCCATAATGGGGGGTTCAACTTGTCCCGCGTAAGCAGAATAGTTGATGTGCTCCTCCACTCCACAGGTCTCAGAATAAATTCTGGTCCTGAACTCTTCGATACTTCGAGCACCACCCGAAACTTCCTGTCCCATATGTTGCTGCTGGGAAATGAAAGTAGGATAATCAACTCTATCGAAATCCGTGAGGGTAAAGACAAAGGCGTCCGCGACAGCCCCGAGAAGCGTCGCAGCAAGAACAATCGGCGCGAAGCGCGAATTGAACTTCTTCGAGCGTACACCAGCAGGCTTGTGAAGCTCGCCGGTGTAAACCCGGTGTTGCCATTCGGCAGTCCAGTCACCCTTGCACTTAGCGGTGACCAGCCCGGTGGTATCGTCAACAGGAACTTTAAATTCCTCGTTGTTAACGACCACCGAGATCTCCCTAGCCTTGTCCACGTGATGAACTGCGCGGACCGGGTAAGCCTCCATAAATTTAGAGGGATTCTTACCATTGCCGTAAATCTTAAAAGATTGGCCGGGAGGGGGTAGGTGCGTAAGCTGTTCAGCCATAGCGTAACGCTCATCGTCCGGGCTAAGAAGTTCTTTTTCAAACATTCTCACCGCGAACTCAGCGCACGCGCACTGGAAACCACCCTGGCGGGGCGCGCCAGCGGGCAGTACCGTGTAATGGCACTTGCTAAGGTCTCCCTGATCGATGGGATCACTACCCCAACGCTCCTTAAGAGCGTTCTTCGCTTCCTTCCTGGCGCTGTCAGGAAAAATCCTGACGTCGTCCCAGTAATTGCGCATAGGCCCGACACAAGTGTCGGAAAACTTTACGCAATCAACGCAACCACAGTACCAAGAGTCAACGTTGGGGTTGTGGGGCGCGGGAAGCGGATTGGACCATTTGTAAGACTCATGCGCTTGCATATCCATCCCGTAAGGACGAAATTTGTTCGCGTACTTATCATAGTCCTGTTCGTGCTGGTAAAGAAAGGTATCAACCGCCTTACCGTCGTATTTAATCCTCCTGGTTGGAGGCAGAAAACGACACGCAGGGAGATCAATTGTCTGATAAGACAATTCAGCGATCTCCCGCTCACGAACCAGCTTTTTCACATCGGTGTCCTCGCGTTTCCAAAAGCTAGAAAGCGCCACCTCATACGACCCGACCAGGTCGTCTACGATGCCTTGCGACCCGACTAGGTCGCCTACGATGCCTTGGGGACCAAGGGCGGTAGCCGCGGCGTGAGCGCCGCGGGTAGCCAATCCAACGCCAGCGTGTTCACTGGACGTCGAGGTGGGTCCCAGGCGGAGGGCATTACACCCCCCTGGGTCTCCGTAGGAGACCTTGCACATACCGGATTCTGCCAGTAGCCCTAGTGCTGGGTGGGGGTCCATAACTCCCCCTGAGCCTTCGGAGGTTGCCGAAGGCCCTGCATAATTTTGTACACGGCTGCCACCGCTGGTGTCCGACCCGCAGGCCGAGACGTCTCGCACTGCCTCCCCAACGGGGGAGGTCTTACTGTG